TTTCAATATTACTCAATTTGCTTTAGCGGATGACGAAATTGATTATGGATTGTGGAATGAAAATCATTCATTGGGTTCCAATTATTATGGTATTGTGATAGAAAATATGCCAATACTTGAAGCAGTACCAACTGAAACGCAAGTAATGAAATATAAATTAATAACATTACCAAGAAATACAACGAAAATACCGGTATTAACATTGGATGTATATGCAATTACATTATTTGCTGACCTAACATCTACAATTACACCGGGCATCGGCAATATAGTTGGTTCAGATTTACTTGGATATACTGCAATATTAAGTGACAGGTCTGTGTGTGATATGGTTGTAGCACCAGGTGGTGAAATATCCACTACATTTACACCACCAGCATTTACCTCGCAGGAAGGAACATTAATTGTTGTTGGAAATAAGTTCTTAATCACAGCTAAACGATTAACAACTGCAAAAACAGCAACAATTACAATAATCGGCAATCAAACGGGTGGTATTGCACAGTGCACAGTAACAGTAAACGCATACGATCCTAGCGGATTAGGTGTATAATATTTAAACAAGGAGAAGTTATGGCAAATACAACAAGTACTGCTACCGTTGCATCAAATGCAAAGATATTTACTCAATTTAATACGGAAGACGTGATAGCGAATCAATTGCAAACTATTACAGATGCAGTATGGTCGACTGGCACAGGAGAGTTAACAACATTAGCAACATCATCAGCCCAAGCAACAGGTAGTAGCGTTAGTGGAAGATATTATGTTGATGTGTACCAAACAGATACTGGTTCTGTTAATGCTGCGGTTCAATTTTCTATTGCATATGGCAATTATTTAGGAAGTGGTTCAAAAGATTTTGATGGTGCACAAAATACTGCATTGACACCATCAAAAGCAGTTTATTCACAATATGCCAATTGGCTGCTCCAGCAAGGGCAAACCCAATTTAAACATACCGGAAGCACCATAATGACTCATTTTATTGCGATAGCATTACAGCGTGCAAGGATGAAAGGTAAATTGGATCCGGGTAATTGGCAATTATCATTATCAAATACTAATGAAATGCATATGATAGACGATAGCAGCCTTTCTACTACATCTAATACATCATATACATTGGCTGGTGCTTATTATAATGTTGTAAGTGGTAGTTTATCAGCAACGGGGACAGTCACCATATATAGTCCAACCACTTATGTTGGATTAGTGTATCCAGATGCTGGCATTATAATATTAGATTGCGCCCAAATACAAGCAGGGGTAGGCGGAACAACATTCAATACTGGTTCAGATACAGATCCCAACCCGCGAAATCACTTATATGCATATGGAATGATAAGTGCTTCAACTGTATTAGGAAATGGATTCCAAGCAAGAAATGCACAAAGTATTAAATCTAATTATTATTTTGTACGCGTTAAAAATACAGAATATAATTATTCAAATAATCCATCTTTTATAACTGGCTCTGTTGGCGACTTAAAATATAATTCATTTGCAAAAGATCCAAAGGTTTATGTTACAACAGTTGGATTATATAATCCGAATAATGAATTAATGGCAGTAGCAAAGCTTAGTAAACCATTATTGAAAGATTTTACCCGTGAGCTCCTTGTGAGAGTTAAAATTGATTTTTAAAACGCAGTAGATTAATATGTTATGGGGAAATAAAATGATTGATGAATTAATAGAATTAACAAAAAACATAGCAAATTTATTCAT